ATCCTTTATAAAAATAAACTTTAATAATGCTTCCTAGTGTAGGAGCTTCTTTAAAGACTACTTGAGTTCCTGACGTGAATGTATAAGATTCATTAGGAATTTGTAAAACATCATTGATGAAAATTAATAAATTATATGCTAAGTTTATTTCAGATCCATCTATTGTTTCTAAACTTATTGGTTGAATTTCACCATTTACAGTTTCATATAAAGTAAATATTTTTCTTCTTCCACTTACATAAGGAGTAAAATCATTTAACTTTTGTAATATACCAATATTCCAAGCAGCAAATTTATCCTTTTCAACTTCATTTATGGTTATCTGTAAAGGAACATATCCTGGACCAGTAACCACACCAACAGGAGTTAAAACTTCTCCAACAGTATATCCATACCCAGGATTAGTAAATTTAAAGTTTGTTACTGTCCCAAATGAGTTGACCTCAAGAGAAACAGAAGCTCCTATGCCTAAAGTAGATCCAGTTACAGGAATATTTTCATATCCAAATGGTGGGTCAATTACTACAGTTGGAGCAACACCTCCAGTATAGGTGCCAACTTGACTAAAACTTACTCCAATAACATTTCCATCTTGAACTATTGCAGTTGCTTCTCCTGTGGTTCTTATTCCTGAAGAAGTTTCAAAATGAATGTTGTAAACTCTATCAGATCTATATCCAGATCCAGATACTCCTATAACAATATTATCTGAATTTATTTCTTGTTCTGGAAGAACTCCACCAATAAGAAGTTCTGCTGGAACCATAGGTTGGTAATTAGTTCCATAGCTTAATCCATATCCAACTATCATTCCTCCTCTTGGAAGTCCTCCAACATTTACATCATAAGGTTTTGTGGTGCCAAACCCAGATTCATATTCACCCCTACTTCCTATAAATGAAATGCTTGTGATTCCAGATATAGAGTCTTCTTCATATACAAAAGCTTCTTCAGATTCTGGATATTGGAATATATTATTGACTAACACTATTCCATTATCTGATTTAATTCCTACAGTATTAATTCCTGCTACTTTTAATGTGAAAGATGAACTAATTCCATTAAATTGCTCAGAAACATCATCAAATACTGCATTACCAAAATAATTTGATCTTAAGAAAGCTCTTCCTTGAAATTTAGTTTCTTCATTTGGAATAATTTGAACCAGTTGTACATTTGATACTGGATTTGCAAGATCAACAGAATCTACAAACTGAATTTTCTGATTGTTTATAGCATTTAAATAACTATTGGCAAAACTAAAGTTATTTTCTGAATTTTTAATTATAAAATAATTGTTATCTGATGTTAACTGATCTGGAGGTCTTGATGCAAAAAGTTTAACTTGAGAACCTGTTTTAAAATTGTTGGTAAAGTAGTCAAAAGAATATGATGATATTCCTGTATTAGAATAGTTAAAGTTTTCTGGTAAAATTAAAATTGAATATATTTTTCCTTCTAAAGGAGCACTTGTAAAGTAAATTATGTCTTTATCAATAGTATAATTACCCTCCATTACATAAGCAACAGTTGCTTGAGATATAGAAGTATTATCTGTTCCCAAATAGTTCAAGTCTTCTAATAACGTAATATCATATCCAGATGGAGATGTTTTTAATCCATAGTCTAATGTTAAAACTCTAAAAAGACCGTCATTAATTTTTAATACTGAAGTTGGTGATATATTTCTTAAAGATGAAACTCTAATTTTTGCTGAGTTGAATACAGTTTGTATTCCAACAGTAGAACCAATTGAAAGTGGAGATTGAATTACGTTATCAATAGTGATTAAACATTTTGAATTTTGTTTTTCTACTTCAAAGTAATGCTCAGTCCCTACTCCAACAGATGTTATATTGACATAGGAATTTGATAGTGCCAAAGAGGATGCAAGTGCAACTCTTATGGTGTCCTTATCAACTACTATAGGATATACAGTATCAGGTAAATAAGTAAATCCTAATCCAAATCCTAAAGAACTTATTCCTACAGAAGAACTACCAACTCCTAAAGTATAATTTAATTTTTCTCCAGTTTTGAAGTAATGATTTTCAACTGTGATAGTCTCGTTATCTATATCTACTATATCACCATCACTTCCATCAAATTGTTTGTAAAATAATGGAGTTTCATTATGTTTTATTGGAAAAGATGTTCTTCCAAAAATATTAGGAACATATAAAATATCTATGTTTGCCATTTATGATTGTGTTGTTAAAATATTTTTCTCAAAGAATTTAATGGAGTAATTGGCATTATTTGCTGGAATGTAAGATAATAAGTAAGAATTTGTACCTGATTCATAAGTGGTTTCAAAGGATAAATCATCAATATTTCCAAGTACAGAATAGTTTATATTATTTAAGTAGGTATTTTGTTGATAGTGAATTGTGTCAAGTAAAACAAAACTTTTTTGTGTAGTTACTCCTACAGTTTTAGTCACTTCAATACCATATTTTGATGCCGCATAGTCTGCTGAAATGGTAGCAATAATTTCATCATTTCCAGAAGTATAACTTCCAGAAACTGCAGAACTATTTAATCTTGTTGGAGAATCAACTATTTCACTTGGAGAAGTTAATGTATTGGTTAAGAATGTAATGTTGCTGTAAACAGTCACTCCAACACCAGAAACTCCATCATAAGTAATTAATAAATCTCCTCCAGAAGTAGAAATGCCAATAGTTCCTAATCCAACTATTTGGTTTGATGCATAGTTATTATATTGAACACATCCAGAATCATATAAAAATGCCATTTCTTGGGAACTTTCAATACGGTTTAATTGTGAAGATATTCCTACAAACAAAGTGCCAGAAGATGATTCTGATAATGGTATTGAGTAAATTGTTTTCTGGGTTGGAGAAACTTCAGAGGCATAATTTGAAGTCACTGTAACATTTCTAACATAACCGTATGATGTTGTAGAAACTCCTACAACTGTGTCTACATTTTCTCTAACAGCTTTAATTGACAAAGAATTGAATATGTTGACTGGAATATAATTAATGACCATTGTATTATCGCCCAAAGGTTCTGCAGTAACTTTTCCAAAATCATTACTTTCAAAATAAGAATATGAAGTCAAGTTTATGATTTCTCCATTTCTGGTTACTAATAATTCAAAGAATTGTGGGAATAAAAATGGTCCCAAGAAAGAATTTGAAGCTTCTACAAAAAATACATATTTTGAAACAAGACTGCCAGTAATTTCATCTATAGGAATTACAACCACTGGTGGAACAGTAGTATTAAATAAATTAGAGATATCATCTATTTTTAAAACTAAATTTTCTTTTGATAATAAATAATCTGACAAAACTTTACTGTTAAATTTAATAATATCTGATGCTGTGAGATTGTAATCTTCAACATTCTCAAAGACTAAATCAAAATCATTAATTGTGGTTAGGTCTGCAAAAGAACTAAGAGCAATATTAACCTTTGATGAATCATCTGTTGTAATAGAAGAAATTCCAGATGGTAAAGATTCTACTACTAAATCACTAAACTTTTTATATCCTGCAACATGAGAGGTGTCAGACACTACTGAATCCCAATCACTTAATGATTTTTTACTCTTAAGTGAATAAGCAAATCTTTGATAATAATCATTATCTGGAAGTTTTTGTACAGTAGATGATAATTGACCTTGTTGGGTTTGCCATCCTATAGTTTTAAGAACACTTGAGGAAGATTTTAAAATTAAATTGTAATTTTCAATCTTATAAACTTTACCTTTTGATAAACTTGAAGTTCCAGTTAGAATATTTCCAACTTGTACAGAATTTGGATTTTTGATTTTTAATAAATTCGTTACAGGGTCATTATTTTGATTTGAGATTATTGTAGAATCTGCTACTGACTCATTACTGTAGAAAATATTTTCTACAAGATTTGCTGTAACTTTAGGTAAGATATTAGAGTTTACAACATAGGCATTATTATCTAAAGTTCCTTCTACAGAAAACACTCCAGGATACTGTTTTAATTGATATGTTATTTGAGCTGCATTTTCAGATCCAAGAGAAGTTTGTACTCCAACAACTTTAAAGAAGTTGTAATCATAATCTGATGAGTTGTATCCTGCACCAAGATTTTCTTCTATTCCTTCTACAAAAATTTCATCATCAATTAAAAATGGTAATGGATTGCTTGTAGTAAATCCTGATATTGGTGTTTCTAAGGTTAAAGTAATTTGATATTGATTTGAAGCAAATGCAGTGCTTATTCCAAGAATTTTTAATCCATTATTATTTTCTGTAAAGACTATTTTATCATCTGTAGAATATAACCCAGAACTTGGATTGACAAGTTCAATTTCATCTAATGATCCATTTCTAATAGTAACATTAGCAGCAAAATCAGGAACTAAGTCGCTAGACTCAACACTATACAAATTAATTTTAGGAGCACTTAAATAATTTGCTCCTCTTTCAACAATACTTAGTGTCTCAACTTTATAATTATTGTATACAAATGTTGATGAGTATCCTTTTGAAAATGGTTTTAAAGTTTTATCAAATGGCAAGACACATTCATCATTTACAACAGTGCTTTTTACAATTTTTCCTATGCTTTTACTAATAGGTATTAAATTAGATCCAGATCCATTTCCAGAAATTGAAGATATCTTTGGCAGTCTTTGATACTCACTTCCTTTAGACAATAATTTAACTTTACTTATAGAACCAGGAGTATTTGAAGAAGTTACCTTATAAGATAGTGTAGAAATTCCTGAAATATAATGTCTATTTTCTGGGTCTACTGGATAATTAACTTCAAAAGAATTATCAGAGACTGTAGTAATGCCAACAACAATATCATTATACAAACTTGGATTTATATTGATAGTATTAAATTTAAATACAGATTCATCTGAAAATACTTTTTTGGAGGTTGACTCTATATTGTAATAAAGAATTTTAGGGGTATATCTTGAAATTCTTAAAGTTAGTGCTGTAGAAGTTTTTGTAACTTCAATACCATTTTGTACATTTCCCAAGTATTCGTTTTTAAATTCAGAATCTGTATATAATTTAAAATTAGTATCAGAGAGAGTATCAGAAGATGTATCAAATGTCACAATTTCATTTTCATAAGCATTAACATTAGGGTTATTTTGAGAGTTTATTCTTAACTTTGCTGTTGATGTATCATATGATGCAATATATGTTGTAGTGACTCCAGAATTTACAGTTAAGTATACTTTATCCTCAACTAATAATCCATGAGTTTGTGCTGTAGATACTACAGTTTTATTTGTATTGACATTAGCAGTAACAACACTTCTATTTGAATTTAACTTATGAAGGTAATTGTTTTCTGCTGAAGTGTATAATAAGAGATTATCAGTACTGTTAGTTGTTGTAATTGAACTTGTTAGTCCAATTACATTATTATCAATTTTGACAACATATAAAGTTGAAATCCCACTTAAATTGCCAAATTCAGAAACCACTATTGAATTTTCTGCAGGAGTATAAATTACTTTTTCTCCAGTTTTAAATTTGTGATTGGGTAAGAAAATTCTTCCAGTGGGAATAAATTCAGTATTGCTTACTCCATATCCTAATGGTAAAATTGATAATGTGTTTCCTGCACCAATTGCAGTAGAAACTCCTACAGATACAGATTGTTGTGGATTGAAGTAGTATGCTTCATTTTTAGGAGGGAGATCTGAACTAGAAGAATTGAAATTAAATCTACTTTGCAGTAGTGTGACTGATGTTCCTAAATTATGAGATGTTGCTCCACTTTCCCTTAAAACATTAATAAAGTTGTTTGTGAAATCCAATCCAATTACTTTCAAAGTTTCTGAGTCTATCTTAATTAAAGAATCTATGTCAAAATTTAAGATAGAATCTTTGACTTGAATTGAAGTAACTATTCCAGTAGTAGTTTGGTCAGATATCCCTTCAAGTAATTGCGTTTCTTTTAATGGAACATTTACTTGAACAAATCCTTCTAAATCAGAGAATGTAGTTGTAGACACTCCAGAAATTTTAATATAACTTTTATCCTTAATGTTGTGAGTTGTAGTAGCAATACCAACAACTGAACCTTTTTCATAAATCAAAGTTACATTAGATAGTGTTTGAGTTGAAGATTGAATGCTATTAATTCCAACTCCAGAAAGTTCTGATACTTCTGCTAAAGCTCCAAACCCACCAGTATTGGAGTTGTCAAAAGATATTCTATTACCTATTGAATAATTAAATCCACCATTAACAACAAGAACATCATCAACTCGTCCTCTTGAAGAATTTGTGACTAAAATTTCTCCTGATTTTGACTTTTCATTAAAGTTAAAGTATTCATAATAATTTTGTTTATTTTCTACACCATATGGAAGGGTGTGTTTTGATATGTTTAAAGCGTTAAAGTTTAAATCTTGATTAATTCTTAAATCTAAATTATCCTGTTCTGGCGTGTACTTGTAGTAATTTCCTATGAAGTATGGGAATATTGGGTTTCTTGTATTTGAAACAGTACAGAAATATGCATATACACCATTTGGAAATTCTGGAGTTGCACAGAATCTTCCATTATATTTGTCCAATCTTCCAAGACCTTCAACATACTCATAGTCCTCTATAAGTGAACCTGGAGGGAATGTAGAGGAATCTGGTCTATTTGTTGATAATGTAGATTTTATTTGATAACTTGAGGTCATTCTTCTAAACCCACCAGTTCCATCAGGATTAGTGTATCCATCTGGACCATAAATTGGAGAACCATCATAAGCCCATCCAATTATTGAAGAATGTGATGTTGGATTTTGATTTGTTGCTAATTCTGGAATATTAAACTGTGACCACAAATCAGAGTTTAGATAAAAGATGTTAAAAGTATTTCCAAAGTATGAGTGTTTCTTTCCTAAAAGAACCCCTGAAGAAACATTAGTTGAACCTAATTTGTATATTTCATTTAATGACCAAGACTGTAAATTAGTGGAAAGTTTTAAATTCTTGCCTACAGGGTCTATTTTTATATCAGTTGAACTGTTATACCCAACACCACCATTAACAATTGATATAGAGGTAATCTGTCCATTTACTATCACAGGTTCAAGTTGAGCACCATAACCAGAACCTTCAACAATTAACTTGATAGAATTGTAATAGTTGTTTCCTGAACTTTTAACTATTACTTTAATAATTTTACCATCTACTACAACAGGTTCTAAGTTTGCTCCTTCTCCAACCAATTCCTTAATTGTTGGAGCATTTTTATAATTAAGGATTGTTGGAGTTCCATATCCATACTGCCCAAAGAATCCAGTTTGTACTTCAGTAACTTTGCCTAAAACTATAGGTTTTATTGTTGCTTGAGAACCTATAATGTTTCCTTGTCCATCTGTTGCAAGAGAACCAGAAACATTTACTCTAATTGGTGAATATTCAAAGAAGTAAATTGAAAATATATCAGAAACTCCAAAGTCAACATATGTTGTTGAAGTTTTGCTTGTTTTTAATTTAAATCTATTTTCATCTATTTTGTGAATATAATAATTTGTTTCTGTACTAATTCCTGATAAAGTTGTGCCAGAAAAAGAATATCTTACTTCATCATCTGTAGAAAACCCATGATTTTTTATGGTAATAACACTATCATAATGGTTTACATCATTAGGTCCTGCTAATACTTTTTTATATTTAAATTCAGTGTTTACATCAATTAAATTGACAGAATCTACTACAAGTTTCTTTTTGGTTGATACAAACCTTTGAGTTCCTGCCCCATATTCTCTAATAGAAATATAATTATTTGTTAAAGCATCATTTTTAGTATAAGCTAATCTAAATGATGTTCCAGCACCAACAGTAATTACATAGTAAACGCTATCATTAACTAAGTATTCACTTGCTAAGGTTCCTATGCCTATTGGAAACCCTCCTAAAGTTTGATATACAACTTCTTCTCCAGTTATAAGATAATGCTTGGATGGGAATGTAAACTGGTCATTAATATCACTAACATACCCTCCTGCAGAAGATGCAGTAAACTCTAATTCTTTTGCCTGAAGTTTCATTTTAACTTCAGTCTTTACAGAATCATTTCCTCCACCAAACACTGTGATTGTTGGAGGTTTAGTATAATTGAATCCTTGATCAGTTACAATTAATTTAGTTATTTTACCAGTTAATTGAGGTATAACAGTGGTTTGAGTATCATTTCCATTATTGATTAAAAATCTTGGAGGATTTGCAATATCATAATTTGTTCCAGGGTTTAAAATATTAATAGATGTTATTTCACCATAGTAAACTTTATCATAAGATTTGTAATTTTTGATTTCTACGCCATTTGCTAAAATTCCTATTGGTCCTGGTAATGTTTCTACATCAGAAATTAGAACATTTGGAATTTTAGGAAACTTTTTAAATATTTTTGCTGAAGTAAATGTGTTTCCATATAAACTATTATCAATCAAAGTAAATGAACTAACATATCCTTTAACAGAATTGTTTACAGGAGGATTGACTAATTCATAAAAACTAATAAAAGATGAATTGGCAATATTTTCTGCAGAATATGCTAATTTAATAGTATCACCATTAATGTTTTTAACATAAAAAGATACACCTGTAGTAACACCAACTGGATTGGAATAATTGCCAGTAATAGTGTAATTAGTTACAGTTACTAATTCACCATCATAAAAATTATGAGATCCTTCTAAAGATTCATAGTCACTTTGATTTACAGTAAATGAAAATTGTCTTTTGTATGGAGTTATGTTATAATTAGGAAATCCATTAGAAGTTATGTAGTTATAAGTTTCATCTACAAAAGAGTTTTGAATATTTGCAGTAAACTTATTATTAACTTCTGGATATGTTGTTGACTGTGATTTAAATAATTTTCTTTTTGCAGTTATTCTTGATCCAACATAGGAAGAAATTCCAGACACGTTAATTGTGTACTGTTTTGGAGTTGCATTACTTGTAGAAACATCTACATTAGATTTAATTCTTTCATTAAAGTTGGTTCTATATAAATCTACAACATCACTATTTCTCAATTTGTGATTGTGTAAAGTTTTTACATTTCCAGTAGATAAGCTGATTCCCTCTAAACTATAATTTGGTAATGATGTAGTCAATACACCAGAATATACAGTTAAAGGTAAATTATAAATTAAAGATTTTGTAAAAGGATTGTCATCAAGATTTCCTAAATTATCTACTTTAATTGGGTCACCTTTGAGTGCATAAGAAACTGTAGAATACTCTATTCCTGAAAGAGAACCAACTATTCTCAATTTAACTTGAGTGTTTGAGTCTGCTTGATATCCATAAACAAAATTGTCTCCATATACTTCTGATTTTGAAAGTATACTTTGAGAAATTCCAGAACAATTTAAAAATTGATTTGTTGTTTTATCTGTATAAGTTACTGTAAGATCATTAATGTAGATAGTTCCAGATTTTTCAAATCCAATAGTAGAATCAACTGTAATAACATTTGCACCTGAAGAAATATCTTCTACAACATAAGTTTTTGGAGTCTCTAGAAAAGAACCAAAAATAGAACCAGTTGAACTTAAGTTTGCAGAATATCCAGAGAATAAATTAATTTTATAGAAGACTTTATTCTTTACATAAAACCTATCAACACTATAGATTGAACCAGAAGCTGGTAAAATTCTTCCATCTACACTTTTATCTTGATAAAGTGTTTGACCTACTAATTTAATAGGGTCTCCTGATATTAATTCACATCTAAATGACTCACAGACAGTCCATTTATCATCAGATGGTTTGAATGTATAGTCATCAGGTTTGATGACCTTTACATCTTGTCCATAGAGGACTTTGAACAGTATTTTGTATGCTTCATCAGTTCCTTTGGTCTCATAAAATGTTCTTGCTTTACTAATAAAGTTGGGAACATTAATTCTACTGTCAAAATCAATTTCTTCAAATCCAGGAATAAATTGATACTTGGTTTTTCTAAAAAACTCTTGTAAAAATAAGTTAGTTAAGTTTTGAACAGCAGCACCTGAAGTATGCTCTGAAGATTCTGTTTGAGAAAAGACTAAAAATTCTGGATTATTCTCTTGTGTTAATGATGAAATGCCACTAAATCCACGAACACATCCAGTAAAGGAATTTGTAGTAATTCCAGTGTACGTGATGATTTCATTATCAATCTTAATCAATCCATATTCTTGTGGATACCCACTAACAGATTCTACAAAAATCTCATCATCAAAAAAATCTACATTTTCTGTTAGTACAGTGTCTGAATATAAATTAGTATTATCAAACGCATCAAAATTCTTGTAATTAATTAAATTTTCTGCAAGATCTACTGCAGAACCTTGAAATTCTTGTGATGTATAATATTGCTTTAAAAATTCTGAAAAATTTGGATTATCTGATAGAATAAATTCAGGAATTTGATTATAAACAATATCCTTAATTTTTACTACTTTATTGTCTTGATTCATTTTAATTTCTTACTTTTGAGTCAGAGAAATAACTTGATTCTGGAATAAATCTACTACCAGATGCATTTTCCCCAGATGATATTAAATCCTTAACCATAGAAATATTGCTATTTCCAATATCTAATTTTAAGTAAATTGATTTTTTGGCAATTACATCATTAGAATATGGAATTGCATCAATCTCAATAATCTTGTTGGGTTTTGATGTAGAAGATACCTTTATATTATCTATATTGATAATTCCATTCACATAATCAACTGTACCAACATTTCCTATCTGTTTGACTATTTTATTTTCACTATATGAAAAGAGATATAATGTTCCTGTCTTTAATGTAGAATCATCAACAATATCCCCAATATAAACAGTGGGAGTAACTCCATTAACTACAAATCCACTTGATCTAATATTTGGAATAGTATTATTTCTATTGTCATTTACATTAAATCTATTTTCAAAGCAAATCAGGTACTTTGTGGGTTCATTTAAAATGACTTCAAAGTTTCTTCTAATTCTTACTTTGGTTATGTTTGATGTAATTGCAGTGCTTGTAGAATCTATAATTCCTAAAGCCTTACTATACTTAAATCTTCCACCAAACTTATTCAAATCAGATGAATTTGAATACGTGGTTAATGATGACAGAACATTAGTCTTTAAGGACTCTGGCGAAGAAGATAAGTTTGAATTATAATACACTGTAGAATCTATTTCAACATATAATACATTAATATCTACAAATTCTGGTCTAATTCCTGCTATAGTGTACTTCTTGAGGTCATTTAAAATAAAATCTTTTGTAGATTGAGCAAGAAAATCAGAATTTTTTGGTTTTACTGCTAAAAATACCTTACCATATTGAGGTGGTGTCATTTCTTCACCACCATAAGCAGTTACTGATTCAATATTTGAGTAAATTGAAGGTAAAATTGCTTCATAATCACCTGCTGTTACTGCTCTACGCTGTGATGCATACAATCTTGGTGCATAATACCTCACAGACTCTATAGATTGTATATCGTCACCATTTTGAGCAGGTGTATTTGTGACCACAACACCAACAGATAATGTCACCAGAGCATCATTATTGTCTATCAGAGTGCCAGAGAAGGTGAAGTTGGATGCTCCATTACCTGCAGGCCCATTCGTGACCACGTAGGAGGCATTAACAACATTTCCATTACTCAATTTCTTACCAAAAATGCCATCACCAAAGAAAAGTTCATATTTTTCATCAGAAACTTCTTGAATTAAAAAGATTTGTGATGTAGAACTGATGCCAACAATATCATTAATTGAAGAATACTCCTCTGAAGTGGTACTTTGGGAGTTATTATAGACTTTTACCCTAATTGTAGAGGTATCTACATAAGGGTTTGGAACAATATACTTCTGATTTGGTTGAGAATTGTCTACAGTGAAGGTTTTTGTGAGATATGTTCCTTCATAAATGTCAACTTCAGAGAAAATTGCCTCACCATTTGAGACACTGACAGTAATATCTTCTGGAATTGAGAAAATGTAACTGGTATTATCTAATGAACCTGTGCAGACAATACCAGATTTGAGTGATACCGTCTTAATTGAGGTATTGAGCTCAGTTACTATGAATGATATATTTGCCTTTGCAGCCCTTCTAGAAATGGGTACAAACCCTATGTTCCTTGCAAGAGACACTACGTTCTCTCTGATGGTTGCACTATCTAGAAATGCCTCATTTGCCACCATATTGGTGTTGTAGGCAGTCAGATAACTGTTATAGGCAAGTATATCAATCAGTACAGAGAAGTTAGAACCTTCGAAATCAAAGTCGCTAAAGGTTGAATTTGCTCTTAAGTAGTCTTTGATGGAGGCTCTAATCTGATCGAAGTCCAGATTAGTGAAATCTGTGAATGCCATTAGTATCTGGTTGGTTGTAATATGAAGTTAATTGCCTGTGTTGGAACAGCAAGTCCAACAATATCATAAGTAATGGTTACATCAAGTTCATTATCTTCAGGATATAGTGCAACATTTACATCTCTAACAACAACTCTTGGTTCAAAGTTAGAAAGAACAGTCTTAATTTCTTCCTGTAAAGGATCTACAATACCACTATCTGCAAGTTCAAAGAAGTAACTTTCAACCTTTGACCCTAAAAGTGAGTTAAAAAACCTTTCGCCAACTCTTGTTCTGATTAAATTGACTACAGATCGCTTAATTGCATCTTCATTTAAGAGTGTTCCAATATCATTAGTCACAGGATGCCTCAGAAAAGACAAGCTGATATCTTTAAATCCTCTTGAAATATTCTCTAAAGGCACCTGTGACTATCAAATACATTACTTTTATTTATTGAGGTTTGCCATAGGTTGGTTCAGTTCCATATTCCCAATCATCATAGTCCTCATCATTACGAATTTTCTCATGAAATTCTGTTTGTTCTTTCAAATGATGCTTATGTTTGGGAATATCATCATGCATAATCTCTTGAATAGTACGTTTTTCAAGTTTTACATTGTAATCAGTCACTAAATTTGTGGTTCCCCACATCTGATACATGTAATTTTTGTCTCTATCTACAGGTAAGTTAGCCATTTTACTAATTCTAGGGTGAATTAGAACTTTTTAAGGGGTTGCCATCCCTATTTCGTACATAAAATCATCAGAAGTTTCAATTTTTCTTTTATTTTCCACTGAGTATTCAGTCAAATCTATCTCATAACCAGGATTTTGAGTGATTCTATTGCGAGTCCAGGCATCATCATACCATAAAATCTTATTATTTGGGTATGCATAGAAGTTTCCATTATCCATTTTAAAAAAATGAGCACATTTGTGCTCTGGAGTCTCACTAAAATTAGTATTCAGTGTTGATTTTGACTCCCAAGACCAATCTAAAGTGAACATATAGACACCTTCGTTCTTTTCGCCCTTATAATTAATCAATTCTGCACGCAATCCAGCAAGTCTAGACCTCACTTGAACATCAATATAAGGCGAAAAGCAATCCCACCACATACATTCCTCAAGTTTAGGCACTGGAGCATCTGGTTTCCAGCAAAATGCATGAATAGGTCTTCTAGTCCAGTTAACGCCATTCTCTAAAAATGCCTCAAAGAGGGGTACATGTTTCTCTAAGGATGCTACAGAGTGTACATCACATAAAGTCACCTCTCCATGTCCTTGCTTATGATTATAGAGGAACTCATTCCTAATGTAACAAGTAATTGTAGGAAGATTGTGATTTAAATATGCCATATAGTTAATAAAAAAGCAGGGTTTCCCCTGCTTATCTATATTAATTACCTTGACCTCTGTAACGCTTCTTCCTGCCATTACGAGAGGTGGCAGAGAGAATGGTGTGCTGTGAACGACCTTGACGAGTCTTTTTGGGTTTGTGCTCAATAATGACCTTATTAGTCAGGGAAGGACGCTTTGCCATAATTTATTCCTCAGAATCACCTATACATTCTACCACAAGATCTGCTGGATTGGGAACCCCTGTCTCATAAAATTGTTCAGAAAGTTCATCTACAATATCCCACAGTTCCTCTTGAGAGAGATTCTGGTACAGTACCCTCCCTTGACACAGAATTCTAAATGACTCTTGTTTTTTCATGTCCTACACGAATTTGTGGATGGCACCAAATCTCAAAACCTGCCTTCTTGGCATCCAGACAGAAGGAAACATCCTCCCCACACATGTCCTGGACCTCACCAGAATCAAAGACCTGCATTTGTGGGGCAAACCATGGATACTTGATGTCAGGGTGCTCAAAGACCCCCTTCTTAATCAGAACCCAACCAAAGCCTGTGTAATCCACAGTGAATGGTTTCTTTCTGTTGCCAATGGTTTCTACCATCTCATGATTCATGACGCCTCCATTCTTCTTGAAGTCGTCCTCTTCCAACCAGTGTGCCACTGATGTGGTTCTGCCATCTTCTGTGGCATACCAACCTGCTGCAATGTCCTTATCCATTCCAAAGATTGCCCAGAATGCATCAGTGTTAAAGACAATATCAGAGTCAATCCACAGTTGATAATCATACTTCAATTTACCCTGCCAGGGAACCTGATCAGGTCCTGCCAGTACATTTGCACCTAGACACTTACAACGTGCAAAGTTCACCATAGAACTATAATCTTGACTAATCTGAATACTTGCCCCTGCCTGTACTAAATCAAAACACAACTGAACAAATGCCTTCAGAAATGTATATGATACTCCACGACCTGGAAGACAGAATACAATACTCTTTCCTTTAATTCTTTCTAGACATTCTTCTCTATTGAACAGAGGTTGCTCTTGAGGTTCAGTAGGTTTTTTTGCCTTTACAGTAAATCCTTTTGCCATAAAAATTCAATACTAAATGTTGATACGTATCAACTCATATGATACTACATTATTTAGTTTCAGTCAAATACAGCAGTGACCCCTATGACTTTTGCCTTTGGATTTCTTGCAAGTGCCGTTTCCTTTGCATCCTTATAATCTCTGGCATAGACTTCTTCATAAAAGACCTTCCCTGCCACATATAACTGTACTCTACACTTCATCACAGGTACTCACAATCAAAAACTCTTCTAGATCATAATCAGTGGAAAATATGTCCATCATCATGGAAATATTTGTGAGGCAAGACTGGCATTCTGCCTCAGTACCCTCACAAAATATCCTGTCTCTGGCAATCAACTTATAGGGCATTTTTTCCTGGCAAAAATTTTTTCTATTGCCAGGGACCCAATAATCTTTATTCCTTCCCACAGGCAAACTTCAATATACTCCAATTCCTCACAAAAGTCCAGGGTATTTTTTACTAGGGAAAAATTTTTTTGTTTCATCTTTATAATTATCTCGCTTTTTCAAAGGTTTGTAGGTTAGGGGAGTCAGTAAAATTCGCATTACAACCCCACAACAACACAACCCCCCACAAATACTGTCAATTCACT